TGGTGTTTCAAACTTTGACAACCAGATTGGTTTGCTTGCTCAAGAAGTTGAAGCAGTTATGCCAGAATTGGTTACCGAGTCAGGTTTGGCTGGTTACAAGACCATCCGTTATGACAAGGTAGTTTCAGTATTGGTTGAAGCGATCAAAGAGCAACAAGCAATGATCGAAGAACTTCGCCAAGAGGTGAAGAAAAATACTTTGCACTAAGAACTAAGTAGCCAAGGAGAAATACTATGGCAAGAGCACTTCCTGCTACAGGTTCAGCAAAGTCAATGGGTCGTGTGCGTAAATCCTGGTTTGGCAGCAAGCCAGGAGCCGCTGCCAACGTTCAACTTCGTGGAACGTTGGGTGCCAAAATTGGTATCACAAGTGGATCAATTTCATTGAGTTCCAGTTTTGGTGCTAGATACGCTGACTACGACACAACCGATTCAGACAACTAAAATCTAAAGTAGCCGTGAAAAGGGTGCAGAAATGCACCCTTTTCTGTTTTATGGTCTTAACACACAGCCAAAACTCAGATACATACCTCTACTATTAGGAGGGCTTTCTGTGAGCGAGTCTATTGAAGATATTGTTAACAATGCCAGAAATATTCAATCTGGTGTTCCATTTAGAACTGACTTTGAACGTGAGAACTTTTTGTTCAACACAGTTGAAGGACCACGACTGTTGTTGGTTCTATGCCAAGACATTGAACAGTTAAACCAAGTGTATGAAAACTGTAGGTTTGATTGGGAAAAGAAACAAGTCGCTGATGAAATGGCCATCATCGGTGAAAAAATCAAAGAACTACAAGAGCAGTATGGGCCAGACATTGCTCGCGCCGTAGAAGACGATGAACCCAATTATTGGGCAGAAACACTGGCACGCCGTGCGGCAGTTGAAACTCTAACACAAAAGATGACACATGACAACATGGCTGACATGTTGAATTTGCCATTGGCTGTGTATGAAGCCGCTGTTACTAAATGTCAGACTTACCTTAACGTAGTATCCAAGACTACTAGAGCCGCTGAACGCAAGGCCAACATGGCAGCAAGACCTGACGTTGATGTCGACGAAGAATAATGGTCTTTGGAAGTTCAGTCTTTCAAGAAGCGGCACACAGTGACCTAACACCTGGTCGTGTTGTAGTCTGTGTGCCTACCAATGGCATGGTGCATGCACAGTTTACCTATTGCCTAGTGGATGCAATTAGATATACTGAAAGTCAAGGTATTGCTGTGCAACTTAACATGGACGAAGGCACAGTTCTAAGCAATCAAAGACAACATTTGGCCTACACAGCCATTGCTGATTATCAAGCGGATCATATCATGTGGCTTGACAGTGACATGACTTTTCCGCCTGATGTCATACTACAACTTTTAAAACACAACAAAGATGTAGTGTGTGCAACCTACAGCAAGCGAGTAGAACCCTTTCATGCTACTGCATTTTTAGATATTGATCCTGTAGTGCCAGTGCCCATGCGCGGCCGATTAAAACGTGTGCGTTTTGCAGGTATGGGCTGTATGTTGGTAAATGCTGATGTCATGCATCGTTTACCAACACCTTGGTTTCCGTTAATCTGGCACGAACCTTCACAGAGTTGGCATGGTGAAGATATGGGCTTTTGTGAGTTGCTAGAAAAAGAAAACGTCAATGTCTACTGCGATATTGAACTAAGTCTCAAGGTTGGTCATATTGGTCAGCAAGAATTTCTGTTGAATCCGGAAGACTAACAAAAAATCCACACCAACGGTTTAAACGTTTTAAGTTGATGCCAGCACTGATGTGAAATTCAGGAAGGCGTGAGTCACGAACAATTTCTCTCATGTAGGCTCCGTCAATGACTGTGCTTTTGACCAAAAGACTTTTCAAATCATTGTCAGCGCAGGCAATTCTGACTATTGGATGATCCCAATCACTGTCTAAAACTCTTTTTCTAACTTCTAGATACCATCTCTCAGCAAATGATATAGATGGTTTGTAGATGGCGTTGAGAAAGGGATTGTTTAGTGCAGGATGCATACAGGAGAACAATGGCACCTGATAGTGCGGACCATGATATACGTCTGACGTTCCTGTATTTTTAATTAACCTTAGAGTCATTGTAGACAATGCTTTCTAGTGCGTTCTTAAATGCGCGACTGTTAAACATTTTACTGGTGTTTCTATGAAGCGGTGTAGGCCAAGCATTAATGTCAATCCAGCAGTAGCCTGCGCTTTCTTCATTGAGTTCTGGCACAAACTCGTCTTCGCACAGTATCAAATAACTGACATGGCGAAAGCGGTTGTCTTTGGACACAAAGGTATAGATGTGGCTGATAGCCACAGTATCAGGAACACCTGGCCATCCTAGTTCTTCGCAGAGTTCACGTTTAAGTCCTTCAAGGTCGCCTTCGTTGCCAATTAGCCGACCTCCCCACAAACCCCAACACATGCTGTGACGTTCTACTTCACTGCGTAGTTGCATCAGTGCCCTTTTAGTTTTTTTACTGACGATCAAAGCACCAACGGCTCGCATATCATTTCCTCAATGAACAATACGCCAAAATCCTTGATTAAAGATACCTTCTATGGCCACCACCCAAGTGGAGCCTGTGTAATAAAGTTTCTTCATAGTATTGGCGTTTGTTGTATATTCACTAGCATTTACCGCCGATGCATCAAACGAAACTACCCAATTTGTGCCGTTGTATTCAATGATATCATTGGCATCTGCTTCTAGCATGCCCCAAGGACCACCTGCAAAAGGAATCGTTCTATCTGTTAAAAGATAACGTTGACCAGCCGCCGCTGTTGGCAAACTACCAGCACCTGGTCTACTGCGTTGAGGATTAATGACACCATTGACCATTGAAATAGTGTCAGCGGGCAAAGTGTCTATGTCAAGAAAATAACTTAATACGTTGGGATTGGTAGTTACTTCTGAAACAGTTAGTCTGACCTCAGCACTATTCTCAGCAATTGGATCAGGACCCAACTTCAATCTAATTTCAGTGATGCCATTTTTTAATCCACCGTGTTTTCTAAAATGCTCGTTCCAATTCAGTAAACTACCATCACCTTTGTCTTTGTCGATGTTGGTGTCATCGTTGTTTAGCAGTTCAATGCTGTCTTCATTGACACGAATGTGCCGGTCTTGAAAAGTAATCCATTGACGCACACTACCGCTGTTGAGCCCATTGATACTGATTGAGTCAATGATCTCATCAAAGTTATCTGATGCAAAACTGTTGGCCAGAATACTATGAATCAAGACTTGACGCTTGACTTTTCCAGGAGGACTCAAGAAAATTGGCAGTTGGTAAATCAAACTGGCAACATCAATGATGTCGTCATTGCCTTGAGGAATGCTTCTGGCACTCCAGGTAATGTTGATCAATTCAACAACACCAAGACTAGTCCAGTCAAAGGGATTGTTACTGCTCTGTAGGTTAACAGATGGATTGAATAACAATAGAATTTGTTCCAACAGTTGCAGTTTTTGTTCTGTGTTACTGGTCCAAATATCTACGTTAATAGTTAGATCGTAGGGAATTGGACTATAGCGTTCCAGCGTATAGGTTTCACCAACGGTGTTTTCATAAGAACCATCTTCGGGATTATAAAGTTTTTCATAAACCTGCACACGGTCTTGATAGGTTGGTTGCATTCTACGTTCAGCATTGGGCAACAACTCGGCAATGTAACAACTGATAAAAGGAACAGTATTGATCTTGTTCTCCGAGTTTTGCTTTAGAATGTGTGCGGCCATTCTGCTGGTATCGCCATATCTAACTGGCACTTGATGGTAGTAGTCATTGCCGTTGGCGTCCTTGCCCATTTTGACACTGAAGCCGCCAAACAGTCGCATAAACTGTAGCAACCATCTTCGGATCTGTTGATCGTAAAAATATGTTTGAGCCATTATTCGTCTGCCTTGGGTGGTTTTCTAAATACTTTGCTCAAGGGCTGACGCTGTGGCACGGAACCACTGGGTTGGTTATGAGTTTCAGTGACATTGTCATTGTTGATAAATGAGGACGCATTCAACCTGCTATCACCCCATCCAACTTGTTTGTCAACTGAGTCGTAGATTCTGTGCCATCTGTTGCCGCGGTAGACAAACAGCCTATTAGGCAAAAAGTCAGTTCGCATAAAAAAGTCGCCTTGCTTGGGTTCTGTTGGGAATGTCAAGCCTGCTTGGACAGTTGACGAGTCAGGAACGTATTCAACTTTAATATCAGATTTGCCAGGGCCAATATAGTCATTGAGTTTAGGTGGATCAACAATGTTTTCAGCATTCCATCCAGACTCTGGCACCAATGCTTCAGCACTTTGAATGATGGTATTGGAAATTTCCATTTCCTTTTGATAGGTGCTAAGAGCGTTCTTGAGACTATCTTCATCTTCGGGGTTACCCAAGATGTTGCGATATTCTTGTGCGTCATTGATGGGCGCAGCCTTGATGCGCCACAGGTGTGGCCACCAAGTTGGTCCAAAGCCTTCAGCGGCTCTGGCAGCATCTTGCACAGCATAAAATTTGTTAATGCTTTTGGCAGTGGCGTCCAACAGCAGATCATCATTGAGGTGTGGTAACTCCAGCACATCACCGGCCATGAGTTTGCGACCCAAACGCTCAACCATCTCATTGGTGTGGAATGTAATAAACAAGGTGTCAGCATTCAAGAACAAACCAAACTGGCTTAGGTCAAAGTCTTGATCACCTACGTTGTAAGTGCCGCGCAACTCGTAGACAGTGGTGTCATAGATGCGATCTCTGTTTTCCATAAACAAGACATCCTGAATGTCCAATTCAGAAATCACATCTTTTTTAGCCAAATTGGGCTGTGCAGGATCACCAGTTTCGCCCTGCGGAGCAGGCCCAAGATATTTGTGGATCAGGATGGTAGTTCCGCCAGCATCAATTGCTTCGCGGATTATGCGGTCCTGAAAATGGTAATCTTGCGTTTTGGCGTTGTTCCAAAGTTGAATTCTAGGCATTGTTTTCCCTGGACCAATTTGGTCCTTTTTTGATGTGCTATTTACCGGTCTTGACATTGAAAGTGAGATGCAGTATAATTACCCTAGTGTTCACAAGAAAGGATCACTTATGGCTACCCTAACCAAGCGCCGCACTACAAAAACATCAGCACCAACTGCGCCGGCTCAAACAGGCGCACCGGTCCAAAATCAGCATCAACGTCCAGTTTTTAAACTCAAAGCCATCAAGATCCCTGCTACGGAAATTCGAGCCGCTGGTAGCAGTGAGCCAGACGTCCCCATAGATCGCATTATGACTTCCAGCGAACTGGCTCGAATGTTCAACTGGTATAATTACCTTTGTGATAAAAGTGAGGCTCGTGAGTGGTTAGAGCAGTTGGCTCTAGCATATCCGCGTCGGCGACATCTTGTGGCTCGTTACAAGCGCATGCCTGACTGGCGCTTTAGTAGCACCATTGGTTGGTTGGCCCGTATCATCATGCGTGGTGGCCATGTGCCCTTTAGGTCCTTGCGCTACGTGGTCAAGACCATGCGCGAAATGGAACAGCAGTATCAAAAGTTTTCTGCCAGTGAGCCCAAGGTTGCCGAGTCTGTGGTTGTCAAGGAAGCACCTAATATTCAGGCCCGACTCGAAGAAAAACTGTCGGAAGTCATTGGTGAAATTGAAGG